CAGAAGTAATAAGATTTTCTTTTGTTAATGTTCTCCAAACAGGAGCAAGTGGACCCTGAATTCTAATCATCTTTTCATCAATCTCTTCTTTAAAATTCTTTTTATACAACCAATACCATTGCCTCCAGAAACGCTTGTCAGACCAACCAAAGATTCTAGCTCCAAGAGAATATCTTACATCTTTCCCAGCTACAACTAATTCCGATTCCCCTAATGTTCTATCAGCTCGTGGTGGTACTCCCTGAGAAATCTCCGGGGTTGCTACGGCTTTCTGGGCAGAAATATCAAGCATATTTAAAATTAAATTTACTTGCTGGTGGAAAAGTGATTTTTGGATTGGGATTACCGTATTAGCATCTGGCGACTTGGTTGGAATGAACTTATTAAAAGCGAAATCTAAATCCCCCGGGTTAGTAATCTTCTTCTTATCAAATAAATACATTGGATATAGATCAGCAATAGCACTCTCCATTCCCAAGTTAATCATCACAGACCTAGCCCTCTGCTTGTCTTCAATTAAATCAGGGATGCTTACCGCACTACTTTCGTGAGGTAGTGGAAACAATTTCCTGTCAATTAATGGCCATTGATCAGTATTAAGTTTTTGATAACGAACTAACAATTTCCGGTTGTTCCCCCAAGTAGTCAAATACATTTCCCCATTAATAGTGGTAAACCATTCCAAAAGCGAGTATTCATAATTCTCAGTCAATGCTTCCTCTTTTAAATCTGACCGCTGTAATCCTTGAGCTTCTCTTCTGGCCTGCCGTGCTTCCTGAGTAAGGTTTTTAGTATCTTTATCTTTTCTAAGATAACCTACATTAAAATATGATGGGTGCCTTTCCATCTCTCCCTTTGATAATCCAATCTCTCTTCCCCAGAAACGCCATGCTCCATAACCCTTTTGGTTTCCATTAACAGAAGTTCCTCGAGGATCCCGGATCAATATCATCGGATCCAATACTTCAGCAACAGGACACATCATTTCGGGTCTTCTATCAAATTCATTTAATAGCATATACCCTACTCCGAAGAAACAAGCATCCCAATCCCACTCATAATCCAATTCATCTTTCTCCATTTTTGCGTGATCGTATTCGGCAACAGCAGTTAGATTCTCAGCAGTTTCCTCATCTCCCTCCTCTCTTCCTTGGAAAATAGCCGTTAATCTATCTTCATAAAGAGTAGCCAAAACAGTCTGTTGAATAGCAAATATTAAAGGATCTCCTACTTTTGTTTTGTCGCGCTTTTGATTATTATAAAGTTTTAATCGTCTTAAAGATTCAATCCGTTTTGCCTGAGTAAATTCCCAACATAACTTATACTCTGCTTCTATCTGGCGATGTAATACCTTTCTTTCATCTGAACTCAAAGGAGATACCTTTTTTTTAGGAGTTTCTTCCTCTTTAGTTTTTTCTTCTTCTTGAGTTTCGTCAGCCATAAACTTAATAAATTTTTAATTTCCCATCTCTAACTTTTTCATCAACTTCTTTTTGATCCTCCGGGGATAAGGCATCTTCCATTGCAGCAATAGCTTTGAATTCTAACTGGGATCTTACCTCTCCATCATCATCTTCCTTTTTCTCTTTAATGTTTATTCTGGCTATGATAATAAAATCCTCCCCAGCTTCTTTCTTTTCCAGTATAGGAAAATCTTTGGCCGTCAAAAAAAGCGTAGGATAAATCTCCTCCACTTTTTGAGGTTCTTCCCTGCCCGGCGCTCCAATTCTCTCTGGGTCAATAGGTAAAAGTTTTGGAACTATATTCATAAATTTAATATTTATTACTTTTAATTATATTTTCTATTTTTTCCATCGGCTGTAAGTTCTCTAAAGCCCAGCATTTTTTAAACTCTGGGTCTTCTGAAGAAACATAATGAAATAAACTTCTTGGCTTTTTATGGTCTATTACCCAATAACTTCCGTAGTTGTCCCAATCCATTTTGTTGTCAAACTGATTTTCTAAACGGTTCATTAAATCTTTTAAGGCATAACCGACCAATATTTCCCATTTTCTTCCTGCTTTCCTACCTTTTAATGCTGTAAAAATATGAGCACGAATAATACTATTTAAACGAAATCTAATATCTCTCTTATACCGTTTCTTTTTAAGCACTCTATCATATACTCTTAATTTTTCTTTGTTCTTGTCATACCATTTTTTGCTATAAGCCTTATTTTTTTGATAATACTCTTTATTATAAAGAACACACTCCTCTCTATGTTTAAAATAATATCTTCGCTTATAAACTTTTACTTTATCAGGATTTTTTTCTTTCCATCTTTTATTAGAAAGTAAATATTTTTCCTTAGTGCGAATCATTATTCTAACAAAAAACTCCCAAATCAGGAGTTGAATTATTTCCTATAATACTATTCTTCTATGGGTTTATAGAGGGTCAATTCAACCCCCTGTCTTTTCTGGAGTTCTTGTCTAGTTATTTAATTTTTTATTTTTACTTCTTTTTCTTCTTCAATTCGTCAACTGTTTTACAAGCTACTATATATAATAGTTTGACGATATTGTCAAGCTGTTCTTTTGTATATTTCTCTTTTAAAAACTTACGCACTCCTGTTGGCTTAATATCAACATAGTGTGAATAAAGTTTATTATTATAGAATAGCAAAAACTCAAACCTTGTGTCAAGCCCCCGGATATACACAGGGCAATTTTTATACTTTATTTCTTTTATGACCTTAATTTTTTTCATTAAGCGAATGGGTCAAGATTTTCTTTTGTCTTAATTGATATGCTTCTCCTTTCCATTCTAGGCATAGGAAAAAATACTGGCTCTTGAACTAATATCCTGCCAAGATCCTCAATCTCATGATCATCTTTATCTACTGGTTTTTCTTTAGGACTCTTTCTTTCTGCTGCTGTTCCACGCCACTCATCCCAAACCAAATGTTCTAATTCCCAAATAGTTCTTTTACAAGTATCAAAAACATAAAGCTCCGGGGCCACAATAATTTCCTCTCCTCTCTCCTCATAATCCAAAGCGTCTTTAATTCTTCTGTCGGCCCGTGTTCTATCTTTAGTTGCCTTCTGATATTCTAATCCTAAGTCCCATAACTTAGCAGCAAGAGTTTGTTCCCCCGGATTGTCCTGGTGTTTGTCTTCTACAAAAGCTGACGGATCTGCCAACCTCATTTCTATTCGGTACCGATCTGCTTTTTTATTAATCCGATTAGCAAGCTCTCCAGTTGTAAAAACCCCATACAATTCATCCACTATAAACTTCGTTCCTTTTTTATCAACTGCCAACCACATCACAGCATCAGGGTTTCTGGGATGAGGATCAAGCGCCTCAAAAACTACATAATCCTTTTTTGTAATCTCGAAGGGCTTTATAATATGAACTTTTCTGTTGAACTTTTTAAACACAATTCCTACTAAGTGATGAAATTTACCGTGTATTCTGGCCTGTTTGTCTTCTTCATCATACTCGGCAACCATTCTTTCAATATCTTTATGCTTTAGAATACCGCGAATTCCATGCTCAATACAATTATCTTCAATGTCTGCCTGAACGAAATCTCTTTGGCCTTGCTTATCACCCTTGTAAGTCATTATATGGTCGTACATCCAGGCGCTTCCCATTAGAGGAGTGGCAGTAATAAATATTATACCACCTCTTCTCATTCTAGCAACTGTGGCTTTGAAGATAGCGAGAGGTGGTGGTTCGTCAAACCAAGCCCAACCCAAAGTGGCAGATTCAAATTCAGAAACATCTTGCTCGTAAGTCATCAACTCAAATTTGAATCCGGTATCAGTCCACCAATTATATTTGTAATTCTTACCTGATTTCTTATTATCATATCTTCCCTTAGGAAACCACTTCTTTAACTCTGGAACAATAATTTCTTTAACAGTAGTAGGATCTGAAACAATCCTTCCCTGTCTTGGAAATGGAAAATCTTTAAAGAGAGGTAAGTCTGTGGCCTTTCTTGTCCCACTTTGACAAAACCCTTCTTTCTCGTACTCCCAGTCAAACCTTTCTTCTTCAAACCACTTATTTCCTGACTGCCCCCATAAAATATGGGCTAATATGTTTGCTCCTCCAGCCGTCTTTCCTTCTCCATTGGCTGCCGATAATAAAGAAACAAAAACATCACCGGAGCCAACCATTTTAATAAACTGTTCTACCTTACCATTGGGTACAAAATATTTATGAGGATTTTGCTTTTTTCTCTCCTTTAGGGTTCTTTCCATCTTTTCTATCTCTTCCTCTATCTCTTCGTTTCTTTTCTTCCTCAAATTTTCTTCGCCTTTCTTCAAGGTCTGTGTCTGATGTGTCTTCATATTCGTCTATGATTTTAACTTTAGTAGGAGCATATTTGCCAAAGCGCTTATAAAACATATCTATTGCTCCTCTCTTCGATGGTAAATCTCCAAATTGGTTTATTAAGAACAGATGTTGTTTTGCTACATTGTCATCGTTGAATCCATACTCCTCTAATTTTAGAGTAATGTAAGCTGAGATGTTAGGTTTGATAAGGTTCTCATAAGCCATTACCGCAGCTAACTTTCTATTAGTCACTCCTGTTGATTTACCATTCTTTTTATACTCTACATCATAGCCAGCTTCAATTATTGCCTCTACTCCATTCCCTTTGAATTCCAAATACTTCTCAACGAATAGCTTCTGTTGAAATGTTAAACTATAATCCTTTCCGTCTAGTCCGGTAAATTTAAAGAATCTTGGTTTTCTTTTTGCCATTAGATTTAAAGTTTTGCTAATTCTATATTTTCTATTTTTGCCCAACCGATTACTCTATTGTAAACAAGCACTTCTAAAATATAACTCATATCTATATCTTGTGAGTATTGCCTTAATTCCAATTTCAATAATTTTGCTACCCGCCTTTTCTGAAAAAACCTTTTGCCTAATATCCAATAAGCAAACGGGGCTTGCTCTTTCAAACTTTTAAATACAAACCTATCAATTTTTCCACTTAGATTAAATCCCATTTTTTCAGATAGTTCTACGAGTGTTTTTGCCATTTTAATATCTTCTTAATAAATAATACTAACCTTTTTTTAAAAGAATGATTTTTTCATTAGCATCTAATGCTTCTGAAATAGTTTTATATTTTTCATTCTTACCGACAAAAACTCCTCTCTTTTTAACCTGCCTAGCATGCCTTTGAACTCCCGAGCAGTATTTAATGAATCTTCCTATGTGAACTTTTATTTTTCTCATTTTTTATAGCTTTCTTTAGTAATTTAGCTGAGACAAATTTCTCCTTTCCTTTTTTAATATCTACCGGCAAAGAACTCGTAGGAAATACTTTTATTTCTTTTGGGTATTTAGGTTTTAAAACTTTTATTTTGCTCATTTTTTCTTTTTCCCAGTAATTAATTTCTATATCATCTGTTCCAAACATTGTTTCTATGTCTTTAAAACTTTTCACTAACGAGAAATCAACTCTGTTCCTTAGAAGAGTAAGAAATAAACCCGCTGGGATTTTAATTGTTTTTCTCATTTTTCATTACTTTATTCTTTCTTATTAGTGCTTTACGAGTATTCTTAACTTGTTCAACTAAAATATCAATAACCTCTGATAAAATCTCCTCTGTCAATCCATCAGTTACAGTTACAAAATCTCCATACCATTTATCTCCCAACAATCTACCTGACCAAGCAATAGTTGGATAGCGATTAAAAATAACTACATCAAGTGGAATCCTCTTGTCAGCATTATTCGTAATCAGAAGCAAATTTGTTTTATATTTCATAATTTATTACAATTCATTTTATTTTCCCTAACTTTTTATCCTTTCTCTTCCCTAAAACAACTTCTAATCTTCTTATCTCCTCTTTTGATAGTTTAACATATTGGCCTTTAAAATAATAGTCTTTACCATCTTTCTTCCAGTTTTTTGGATCAGCAACTTCCATCTTTCCTTTCTCTTTCTCTTTGTAATGCTTTGCCGACCCTCCCAGACCCCATTTCTTCTTTGAGCCCTTCCAACATTTTATACAGGTAAACATCGAATCTCCTTCCCGGCCAGAACATAGCTTCCAATCGTGTATTCCTATCAGACAACTGAGCCGTCTGATTTTTCGGATCACTTTATAGATATAAAATCTTATCTTTGCTTTCAAAGGAACTTTCTTCATATCAGTTACCTTCTTCAGAATAGGCTTCTTCTTTTTTTGGTTTGTATGTTTTAGATAAAGTGCTTTTTTCTTTCTCTTCCTTTTTATTGCGCCACTCCGGACCTGCCTTCTTTGGCTTTGCTTTTGTTTTTTCTTCTTATTTTTCTTATTCATAGATTTTAGCTACAAACTAGGCTCCTCAATTTTAACAGCTACATGCGACTTAACTCTATAACCGGCCATTTTTATAATAAGCTTTATCGCACTTGCGGTAGTTCCAGCCCTGCCTATTACTAATCCCATATCTTCCTTAGCTACCCATACTCGTAGTAATATTCCCAGCTCATCAACTTCCTTCTTTATCTCTATTGCTTCTGAATTATTGACAATAGATTCAAGAATATGTTTAAGTAAACTTTCTACTTCTCCTTCCATAAATTTTTAAAATTAACTATTTTTTAACTCGACTTTTTCATAATCTTTTATCAACTTGTTTTATATCTTCTTTGAGCCGACCCATATAGTATTTCAGTTCCCGATCCGGTGCTTTTATTCTCGGCTCGCTGTACCTTTGCGCCATCTCTATAAAATAATCCAAGCTAATATCAACTCTTACTTCAGGATTATTTTGAGAGCTTTTAGGATGTCGCCACATTAAAGCTGTCTTGCTATGCTGAAGACCTTCTCTCTCTGACTGCTTTACCCACTTTGCCATTGATATAGTTTCAGAGTTTTTTGCCTCAATTACCAAGTCTAAAATCGGTACTCTAATATCTCCCTTATCCAGTGAAGCCCCGGACCCTGCTACCTCATAGGTAGATTTATCTAACTCATCTCTAAGTCTTTCTATAATTTGTAAAACAAGTTTTCTTCCTTTTTGTTTTCTATTTACCATCTTATTTTAGTGTAACCTATTTGACAATTCTCCGTCTTATATTATAATAAAGACGAAAGTTGGAAATTTCCGAGCCTCCTCATATTAAGTTAGGGAGGTTCTTTTTTTTCTTTTTTCCGACCATTGAATAACACTTTTTACACAGCTGATATTTTATTTCGCCATTAACAACACTTCTTATTTTCGCTTCTGAATTACACTTATCACACTTTCCCATAGACCTTCTGGTATGAAGGGCGTTTAATCTCCAGTTTTTCATAGTTATTTAGATTTTAAATAATTCTTTAAAACTCTTTTTACATTTTGGACATCTTGAATTAACGGGCTGACCAAAGATACTTAATCTTACTCGTCCAATATCTGCTCCACAATTAGGACACGGATATTCTCTACTTCGCCCAAAGTATTTTATCCTAACACTATCATCTTCATATAATTCCTTTGGGTTTATAGAAATCAATCTTGTTATTCTACCAGTTGAAACCACTTTTCTTGGTCTGGGTTGCCAGTTTTTATCATCACATTTTAATACTACATAAAAAATATATTTGCCTCCATATTCTAAAGCATCTTCAAAATGTAAAGCAAAATAGGTATTCGGTTTAAATCCTTCTTTTAAAATTCTTTCTGCTTTTTTTAAATTATTAACTCCGTGAAAAACAATTCTCTCTTTCTTCATATTAGTTTTTTAATATCTTCTAATGCTTGGGTTGATTATTGACAAATATGGGGGTGGGAGTCGCCTGCTCCCCGCCAAGATGGATTCGAACCACTTGATTTATCGGGTATGAATTCCTACCCGTTAGTCAGTATCCCGACTAATTATTTCCCCCATATTTATCAATAATTTTATCAATTTCTTCTAATGCTTGTTAGATTTTTTAATGTCTTGTAATGGTTAAAGTATCTCCTCTTTTGAGCTATACTCATATTTTTTCTTGTTTCTGGCGAATTAACATATCCTAATCTTTCTTTTCTTTTTAACTTTGACAATCTTATTTTTCTTTTAACTTCTTCAGTGCGAGGAACACCTTTCAATTTCTTTTTAAGGGCTGTATATGCCTGTGGAGATGCTGGTTTCCCCTTCATTGTTTTACTTAAATAATTCTTTCTTTCTTCTGTAAAATCATATTTAGTATGACAACTATAACAAAGCTGTATATAATTATCTCTATTCTTTTCCAATTCTTTTCCTTTTTTTAATGCCCAACTAAAGTATTTACAGATTTTAGGACAATCAGGATTATCACACTTATCAGCTTTCCCATAATGGTAATAAAGCCATTTATGGATTTTGTCGTAATGTCTTCTGTGATTTATTGTTTTGTGTTTCATTATCTAATTCTAACATATCTTGTCTTGCTTTGTCAATAGCAACTATGCACTTCTTTAATAGGTCTTGGTTTTGGGATTTGAGAGCTTCTAAAAGATAAATGTTAGCATAACTATTTAAAACTAATGCCTTACTCCTACAAGGTAATTTTCTCCCACACTGGCATTTCTCTCCTTTTTCAAACTCTTCTTCTAAAACTTTACATAGTTTATCAAAATACTCTTTTTTTAGTTCTTTTTTGGTCATAGTTTATTTTATTAAGTTCTTAAAAGTAAAGCAACTATAAGATTAAAAATTCCCACTAAGGTTAATAATGCTACCCAACCCCAGTTTCTATTAAAACTTCGTAATTCAGTTATCGCACAAATAAACATTACAATGGCAAATATAATTAAAATTATCTTCATAATTATAAACTTAATTGCTTTATTAATTATTTATAAACCTCAACCTCTTTAATTTGCTTCCCAAATTTTATTGCCTCTTCCTCACTAAACATCAACAAATCAAACCGGCCATCATACTTCCTGCTCGTTCTGTCCTCACAGACATACCACTTCCCGTCTATTCTGACCACAGTTCCAAACTCCAGTTCTCTCGGGCAGGCCACCGATCCCTCGTATACTCTCTTACCACTCGCCATTATGCCCGGGTTTTGTCCACATTGCTCTTTTGTTGGGTTGTAAGCTGTAATAGTAGCTAATGTCTGAATATGAGGGATCAAGGGAATTCTTGGGGCTACAACAAAGCAGTTTTCTAATCTTCCCTCAGGTTGAGGTGCTTCTTTATGAAGAAAATCTGAAAGAAGTACTATTCCTATAATTATCAACATCCCTATAACAATTCCTGTAAGAAATAAATCTATTTTATCATATTTCATTTTTTTAATTTCCTTGAGTTAATCCCGTAATGCCAGCCAAACTCCCAGCCATCTTTCCTACAGCAATAGACCCTATGTGTTTCACAGTAAAGACAAGGTAAATATTCTTCCTTCTCGCTTTGGACTCTATTCGTCAATATTCTCGCTTCTACTAATTCACACCCTTTGTCTTCATGATGATAGTGCTTTGACTCTTTTTGAAGTTTGGTTAAGTTATTCATTTTCTTATAATATAATAATATATATATTTACTTATTATTATTAGTGTTAGTTAAAACTGTTAATAACTTATTATTTGTTCTTGATTCCCCCTTAAAAGTTTTCCACATCCCCTGTTAATAACTTGAGGAATAAACTGTTAGTAAATAATCACTCTTAATTTATTCACATCTTTTTCCTATGCTAATTCACAAGTTATTTCCTATTAGATTAATTTTTTAGCAATACCTTTACTCATTAATTTTTCCCACGATAAACTTATATTCCAAGTAATTCCAAAGCCTTTA